TATCAAAAAGTATTACTGTCAGGAGAAGAACATTGAATACAAAAATCTTCCAAAGAAAGGAACGTTCAGAAAAGATGTCTATGTAAAGAATTGTATAGCTGATTATGTAGCTTTTAAAACAAAAGAACTACAGGAGTTCCTTCAGAGGATAAAGAAGACGAAGATTGGAATGCAGGATGACTTTAAAGAGGAATTGCATTTCTATGGTAATGTCTATTCATTCATGAAGGGTGGCTTGCATACAGAGAACAAACCTGAAATATTTGAAGCTGATGATGACTATTTGATTATTGATTATGACGTTGCATCAATGTATCCAGCAACCATCATCAATAACAAGCGTTATCCTGCTCATCTAGGGAAGGAGTTTCTGAATGGCTATAAACAAATGTTTGAAAAGAGGCTTGAACTAAAACCTTTAGCTAAAAAAGACAAGAAGCTAAAAGGTATTGTTAGTGCTCTAAAGCTTTCTTTGAATTCGGTTTACGGCAAGAGCTCAGACATACAAAGTTGGATTTATGACAGACAGCTCACAATGTTCACCACTATTACAGGAGAACTATCGTTAATGATGCTTATTGAGGCATATGAATTAGCTGGTATAAATGTAATAAGTGCAAATACAGATGGTGTAACAATAAGAGTGAAGAAAGAATTGGTTCCAACAGTTGAGAAGATAAACGATTGGTGGTGTAACATCACACAATATGAACTGGAACGCACCAATTACAAGAAGATTATATTCTCAACAGTTAATGACTATTTAGCAATCAAAACAGATGGAGAACTTAAATTCAAAGGAGATTTTGTCAAAGATTTTGAACTTTACAAAAACAAGTCTGCTCGCATTATTCCTATTGCCCTTGAGGCTTATTATGTACATGGTGTTGCTGTTGATACTACTATCCGCAATCATAGTGCTATTTTCGATTTTTGTATACGACAAAAGTCGAGCTCTGATTTCCATTATGAAGGAATTAGTAAAAGCACTGGTGAAAAAACTATTTACAACAAGCTAATAAGGTATTATGTCTCAAAAACAGGAGAAAAACTCCTGAAGGTGAAGAATGAGAATAGCCAATCAACTGCTCCAAATATATCCCAAGTAGAAGCTGGAGAATGGGTTTGTAAGGTTTGTAACTATCTTCCAAAAGACACAGCAACGTCTTCAGCAGGAATAAACTATGATTATTACATAGAGAGAGCAAACAGAATAATTTACAAAATACAAACAAAAGGAAAAAAGAGAAATGTAGTGATAAACCCAAATCAACTTTCTTTAAATTTTTAATCATGAAAGTAAATAGACAAGATGTAGCATTTTTTATAAAAAACATAAGAAGAAATTGGCCTGGAGAAACTTCTGATGAGCAATTTGTAGAACACTTATGCACTTACATAGAAATGAATCCTGGCTGTATTGAAATGCAAGCCAAAGCAAAACGTGGTAGGTTTAGCTATCATACAGTGGGATATGGTGTAATGAGTCTTTTTGGTGAGAAGTATCGGATGGGTAGGATTGAGGTGTTTGATGATGAGAATTCAGGTGGTTATCAAGTACATGAAGGAATTTACACTATGCCTCATGAAGCAGCATCTCAATTTGAAGACTTCATTGAATCCATAGAAACAGACCTACCTATTAATATTGAAATAGGCTCACACAAGTGGTGTGCAGATGAATGTGCTAAATCATTAGGGTTTAATGATGACACTGAAATGAGAGATCCAGAGAAGGTTAAAGAGTATAGAAGAAAGAAGAATGATGAGTTTGCAATAAAACAGGGCTATAAGGATTGGGATGATTTGACAGCTAATTCTAAATGGTTGAACAATGGAAAAGATAAAACGTGAAAACTTTGCTGAACACCTTGCTCGATACCAATTAGAGATGGTTGGAAGAACATGGGAAGATGCTCTTAGTGACGAACAATGGTTTTACAATATAACCATGACACAGAGTCAATTTGATGAGTTTATGAAATATGCAATTCCTCTTACAAAGAAGGTTTACAAATGCAACACTTCAAAAGCTCAAAGAGTTCTTGATTGGTTTAATATAAACTTCGGATTAAGAATATATCCACCACCTATAGAGTTAAATTCATTACCAATCATTAAATATGAGAAGAACAATAAGGAAAATCAAGAAAATCTTAAAATGGATTCCAACTCTTTGGCATGATGAAGATTGGGATTATTATTTCATCTATTCCATTTTACAGAAGAAGCTAGAATTTACAAGAGACCACATTAAGGAGAATGGCTATCATGTTGATAGCAATCATGTTGCCTCAAGAATACAGACAGCTATAGATCTTATTGAGGCTGTAAAAACAGAAAAATACATAGACTTATTTATTGAAGAAAGAGAGGTGGAGTCTTTCACAGAAGCACAACTACTGAAATCTTTTAAAAAGCACGACAAGGCAAGAAATCTTTTATTTAAATTTTTAAATCACAACCTTCCCCACTGGTGGGATTAAAATCAACAATTATGGGAGCAAATTGGTTTAGGAACACATCTACAGGAAAAAGCGTTAAAGAAGCTTACAACAGAGCTGTTGACATAGCAGAAGAAGAATATGGTCACCAAGGAGGATATAGTGGTGAAATCAACTGTTCTTCTGGTTATAGAGATGTCACTGCTGAGTTTAAAGCAAGTAAGATGAGCTTACAAGAGTTCATAGACAAGAAGCAAGACACTCTTACAAAGCATCAAGGTGCTCAAGCTATTTGTATAATTGAACCTAAATTGAACACCAACAAGAATAAGAGTCAAGTGTTGAACACTGCTACAAAGGGTACAACTAAATGGGTGCTTAAGTACACTGTAAGGACATTTGGTGATGTAATTAGCAGACACAATACAAAAGGTGAAGCTGTTAAAGCTGCAAGAGCTTATACAGAGAAACATGTCAATTCATCTGAGGTGATTATGGAGAAACTGATGGAGAAGGGTGATGAGATTGTAGCAAGGGTTTCCTATAAGCGTTCTTCAGATGAGAGAGATGGTAAATGGGTTTTCTTTGGTTGGGCTTCATATTAAAATTATGTTTATGATGTTTGAAGATTATGAAAGAGAGCACCTCAAAGAAATGATATATTTGCAGGAGGATTTATTTGAAACATTGGCAACAATAATAAGAGTGGAAAAACATGACAACATTGAAGGTGACGTTCAAGAAGTACGAAGAATTGATGTCAAAAGGGATTACGTTGGATATGATGTATCTCCTAAAGCTTTTAAAAGAAGAGGTAGACGTAAAGTCTCTTTGCGAAAACAACGTAAAGCTTATTCTGATATACAGCACAATTCTTAGGAAGCAATTGATTACATCTGAAGGAAAACTTACAAAAGAAGGTGAGGACATCCTCGCCTTCTTTGATTCTCCTTCTAGAGAAAAGCTAGTTAGGTTGACAGTTGATTCTTCTGACTTTGAGAGATGGTGGAAAGCCTATCCAGGCACTGATTCTTTTGAACATAAGAATACTAAGTTTAAAGGAAGCAGAGCCCTAAGAGTTAATAAAGAAGAATGTCTCCTGAAGTTCAATAAGATTGTAGCTGAAGGAGATTATACAGCAGACGACCTAATAAAAGCTTTGGAATATGATGTTACACAGAAGAGGAATGCTTCTGTTTTATCAAAGACAAACAAGATTACGTATATGCAAAACTCTCTAACATATTTAAATCAAAGAACATTCGAACCCTTTATAGAGCTTATGAAGGAAGATGATGTAGTTGATGATGTTGAACAAAATGGCATAGACATATAATAATTAAACAATAATCAACATGAGCTTTGAATTGATAAGGCAAGAAGTTAATGCAGGTCTTGAGGGTAGAAATAGCGGTATTCCAATGGGATTTGAAAGACTCAATAAATACATAGGTATTAGGAAGAGCATGTTCTTTCTTGTAGGTGGACTGACAGGTTCAGGTAAGACAAGCTTTGTAGATGATGCCTTTGTTTTGAATCCTTATGACTGGTATATCAGTCAGAAAGATCCAAAATTGAAGTTACGCATCATATATCATTCAATGGAGAGGTCTAGAACATACAAACTCGCAAAATGGGTGAGTAGAAAGATATTCCTTGATAATGGTGTAATCATCCCTGTTCCTAAACTTTTGGGCTGGACAGATAAGATGACTAAAGATGAGCACGATCTATTTCTCATGTATGAAGATTACATTGAACAAATGAGTGATGTCATCACAATTATAGATGGTCCAGATAACCCTGTTGGTGTTTCTAAAGGATTAAGAACTCACGCTTTGAACAATGGTCATATAGAACAAGTGGATGATTACAACAAGCGTTACATACCAAACAATGAGAATGAGATAACTATTGTTGTAATAGACCACATAGGACTACTAAAAACTACTAAAGACCAATCAACAAAGAAGGAAGCTATTGACAAGATGAGTGATGAGCTCAGGTATGTTCGTGACTTTTATGGATATACACCTGTTGTGGTTAGTCAGTTTAACAGATCTATTTCAAATGTCATGCGTATAAAAGCTGGTGATGTAGAGCCTCAATTGGAGGATTTTGCAGAATCTAGTTCTACACAAAATGACGCAGATGTTGTTCTTGCTTTGTTTGATCCTATGAGGTATAATGTAAGCGATCCATCTGGTTACGACTTAACTAAACTTGTTGACAGTCATGGTGCTAAATATTTTAGAAGCCTGAGGTTGATCAAAAACAGCTATGGTGAGGATAATCTGAGAATTGGACTCGGCTTCATGGGTCAAATAGGAATATTCAGAGAGCTCAAGAAAAGAAAAGAAATGTCTGACAGTGACTATGTATCTGTTGTAGATAAAACCTGGTTTTTAAAATCATAAACATGAATAGACAAGAATACTTAAATCATAGAAACAACATAGAAATCATCTATCAATTCTACAGAGAACATCATAATCCTTCAAAACATGGCAGCACTCCTCTTGGTGTTCAGGAGTTTTTTATATACATGAATATGTGTTGTGATGTAAATTATGTCTATGAGAAAGTTAGAGATCACTATGATAAAAAGTTCAAAGTGGTAATTCTAACAGACAAGAACAATCAATTTATTAAATTCATTTAACGTATGCAGAAAAGTATTAGAGATGTAAGACAAGAAGAATTTGCAGATGTATGGGTGAATTCAAATAAGAAAGGAATATTGTTGTTAGCTCCTAGGTTTGGTAAGATAAGGACAACCATTCACATCTTCAATAAAATCAAACCAAAGTCTATACTAATTGCCTATCCAGACAATAAGATTAGACAATCTTGGGAGGATGACTTTGAAGCAGTTGGTTATGACAGCTCGAATGTAACATTTACAACACACCTATCATTGAAGAAGTATTGTGAAAATACATACGATGTAGTTGTAATAGATGAGATACATTTATTGTCAGAAGCTCAAATGGAAGCTGCTAAAGATCTCCTCAGTAGGAACAAAAGGGTGGTTGGTCTTACAGGTACACTTTCTAAGCCCACTGAGATTGAACTATTCCACCAACTTGGAATGTCTGTAATAGCTCGCTATCCTATTGAAAAAGCAATAGAGGAAGGAATTATTGTAGACTATGAAATAAGAGTGGTGAAGGTTCCTTTGGATAATCTGACAAAGGTTAAATACAAGGACAAACTCAGGACAGAGAAGGAGCAATTTGACACATACAGTTGGGTTATAAACAAACTAGAAAGAGAAGGAAAGAATACAATGTTTCCACGTCTGGCTAGAATGAGAATAATACAAAGCAGTTCTGCAAAGCTCAATGCTACAAAGAAAATCCTTAAGAACTATTCTGACAAGAGAGTGCTAGTTTTCTGTGGAGTGACCAAAATCGCTGACTCCTTAGGAATTCCTTCATACCACAGTAAATCAAACGAGAAACAATTGTTTGAAGACTTTGCTTCTGGTAAAGGCAATCACATGGCTGTAATAAAGATTGGAAATACAGGAATCACCTACACACCTCTTAACATGGTGATTATCAATTATTTTGACAGCAATGCAGAGAATCTTGCACAGAAAATTATGAGATGTACAGCATTTGAATACAACAATGTTGAGAAAAAAGCGTATATTTACATTGTTTCTACAGATGAGGAAATCGAGCAAAGGTGGTTAACTAAAGCCCTTTCCTTGTTTGATAAAAACAAAATAAAATACATTAACGAAAAAACAAATTAAAACATGGCAAGCAAGTTACAATTACCTGAAGAAATAACAGAAGTAAAAAGCACAAACCCTAGAGACCTTGTAATAATTTCAATTCCAAAAATGGGCAAAGGTACAATTCTTGGTGACTTTACAACTAAGAACAATGCTCTTGTACTTGATTTAGAAAAGGGTGGATATGAATTCATTGCAGCTAGAAAGTTATCTACTTATACATCTCAAGAAACTAGTAGATGGGAATCTTTTCAAAATTATGTAGAATATAGAAAACTTTTGTTGGAAAATAAAGGAAAATACAGTTATTTAATAATTGATGGACTTACTGATTTAGATGACTTATCAGAAATTGGTGGTACATTAGCATATATGAATAGTATTATTGGTAAGAAATTTAATAGAAAAGATGGAATTCCTGGTGGTGAAAAATTATCTTACGGAGATCCTGAATGGAAATCTGTTTTAACACTTCCAGAAGGAGCAGGTTATAAATATACAAGAGATTGGTTTTTACAGCAAATAGAGGCTTTTAGACAAATTAGTCCTTATAGAATATACGCAGCTCACGTAGCTGACAAATATATAAAAGACAATGGTAAAGATGAAGTGATAGGATCTGAAATATCACTCACTGGAAAACTAAAAACTATTTTTGCATCAAAAGTAACATCTCTTTGCAAACTTACAGCTGATGGAAATAAAAGATATCTTAACTTTGACGTATTAAATGATAGTATTATTGCAGGTAGCAGGGCTCCTCATTTAAAAGGAAGAATTTTTATTTCTGAACAAGAAGATGACGGAAAACTTTTGACTTTTTGGGAAAATATATATAAATAATGTTTTGTATTTATCTATTCTCTGATGAAAATGGCTTACCAGTTTATGTTGGTAAAGCAAAATGTTTAAAAAAAAGAATAAAACAACATTATAGAGACAGACACAAGTATAATAGTTGGTTTTATAATTGGTTAAACAAACAGATAAGAGAAGATAAAATATTTTACATAGATATTCTTGAGGAAGTTAATTCTGATAATTGGAAAGAAAAAGAAAAATATTGGATAAGTCATATAAAACAAAATGGATACAAGTTAAAAAATATGACTGATGGTGGAGATGGTAACAATAATCAGGTTTTTACACAAGAATCTGCAGAAAGAAGAAGACAAAAGTTAGTTGGTAGAGAACGTTCTGAAGAAACAAGAAACAAAATATCAAAGTCTCATAAAGGTAAAAAGTTATCAGAAACTACAAAAAAGAAATTGTCTGATTATAATAAAGGTAAACCATGTTCAAAAGAAGTTATACAATTACTTTCTAAAAAGGTGAACAAATACTCTTTAAATGGAGAACTTATAAAATCTTACAATTCTTTGACAGAAGCTTCTTTAGAAATTGGCTGTAGAAAATCAACTTTATCAAATGTCATTATTAGAAAAAAAGTAAAGAAATACAAAGGTTTTCTTTGGAATTACAATTAACAATTAAAAACAAAAAACAATGAGTGCAGCAATCGGAGGAAAAAAGAAAGAAACACAGAATTACGAAGGCGGACAATCATCCTCAAAGTACATCGGTTTGTTTGAAGGAAAAGTGGTGGCAGTAAACCCTGACCTTGAGCAATACAAAGAGATTTTGGGAATGGAAATTAAAGAAGATTCTAAAGCCTTGGATTACATCGGTGAGAATGCAGATGGTTACAAAACTCTTCGCATCGATTTCTGGCTGGAAGAAATTAAGAACAAAGAAAAGTTCAAAATTACATTCTTCTTGGAAGACAGGGAAAGGGAAAACAAAGATGGTTCTAAGAAGCAATACATAAACAGTATTGGTATGTGTTCTTGGGCATCTGATGAAAACCTTCTTCAAGACTGGTTCAAGAAGGATAGGGAATATAGGGAAGCTTATGTAGGAGAAGAAGACTTGTATACATTCATGAGGACTTGGTTAGGAAACCTTGACTATCGTGATGCAGAAACTACATTGTCTCTTGACTTCAAGAAGCTCATGCGTGGTAATGTTAAAGATCTTAGAGATCAAATCAATGGAGAGTGGGCTACATCTGTTGTAGCACTTGCCACTGTAAAAACTGTAATAAAAGAAGAGGAAACTAAAGAATATCAGTCTGTTTACAACAAGGCATTTCTT